CTACCCAAGTAGACCCATTGTAAACGTACATGGTGTCATCGGTAGTGTTGAAGTAGAGCGCACCGTTCTCTACAGAGTTACCTGCATTATCGACATTGGGGTTAGAGCTATGGTCGCCTAAGTATCTTTTCTGATAGAAGGAGTCCCAAGAAATAGAAGCGTTGCAACTGTTTAATGCAGAGCTTGCACTGTCACTAGCTTCTTCAGCTTTTGTGGTTGCTGTCGCGGCAGAGTCCTCGGCTATATTCGCCTGTGTAGATGCTGTAGCCGCGTTAGTGGTGGAAGATGTAGCGTTATTAGATGCTGAAGTAGCACTTGCGCTTGCTGAAGCGGCACTAACTTCTGCCTCGTCTGCGGAGGTACTTGCACTATTGGCTGATGATGTTGCTGATGTTGCGCTGTTGGATGCCTGTGTCGCGCTTATGGATGCGTTGGTTGCGTTACTGCTTGCTCCCTGTACGGAAGATATATTGTCTGCTACAGTGATTACTTTATCGTCTATGTCTGCGACTTTAGTTACGTTACCATTTAAACCTGCTACTGTTGATACATCATCTATGTTACCTGCTACGTCACCTATGTCACTAGCGTCAGCAATAACAGTATCCATCTTAGACTCAAGACCTGCTACTGTGGTTATGTTACTTGCGATGGGTGCTAGGGTTTCTATATCATCTAGTTTGTTTTCAACAGCAATAAAGGAAGATGCGCCACCAATTAGCGCATCCATCGTAGCCTCAAGACCCGCTACGGTTGTTACGTTATCGTTATTGTCTGCTACTTTGGTTACGTCTGTTATGTTTGTTGCGACTGTACCTATATCCGAAGCATCTGCGGCAACGGTAGTTACATCTGAAGATATACCTGCTACAGTATTGACATCATCAATGTCCTCTGCAACGGTATTTACGTTAGCGATGTCATTATAGACACCGACAACTTGAGTATTTGAACCTGCAACGGTTGTCACTGCCGAGCAATTTGCGGCTGTTGCGGCTGATTGTGCGGCTAATTTGGAAGCGTTCGCGCTGTTTGAAGCGGCGGTTACTGTACTTACCGCATCGACAACATCATTGTATACCGTTTGTGCGGCAGAAGCATAGTCCCCTGCTTGTGTAGCTTTTGCTGTTGCTGTACTAGCCGATGTCGAAGCTGATTCCTTAAAAGTCTCTACTTCATTTCTAAGTTCTTGTGTTTCTGTTTTCTTTGTAGCGGCTATAGATGCTTGCGCTGTCACATCAGCTACAATAGAATCGTCCGTTGCATTGCCCGAACCGCCACTGCCTCTATATAATGCCATGATATTTCCTATTGAACTGTTGTAAAAGGGAAGGGAAGAAAGGGGCTTCCAGATGGAAACCCCTTGGGTGTTACTAGCTTAAGAACCTGCTACGATTAAGTTAAATGCCGCATCATCACGGAGAACGCCAGTACCGTAAATAGTGTCAGCAGTATACAAGTTACCTAAGTATTCTTGCTTGTACTGAGTTTGTGAACGGATGCCTTGTTGCTCTACAAGAACCATAGAATCCTTATGGAATATCATGGCTTGTTTAGCATCATAGCCTGTCGCATTGCTATTAGCCGCATCTGTTTCAATAACAGGACAGTTAGAAGAAACATAGATGTCAACACCATACAAGTTACCGATTTGACCATTGTTTACAACATTGCCAGTTACAAAGTCACTTGAAGTATAACGGTCAATACCCATGATTACATTACGAAGTACAGGTGGTACAACCAATGCGCGTCCATCCATAGGTACGTCATTATCGTCTAGCTTCTGAATCAAGTTGCGTAAAGCGTCATCAAAATAGTTCGTAGAACCATCATCCCCGTAAGCACCATCACCCGCAACCATAGTATCATGGTCATACTGAGTTAGTCCTGTAGACGCATCAATGTAGTAAGAACCAGTACCCGCATAATCTGCATCATTATTACCGAAAGATACACCTAGACCAAACAAATCAGTATCCACTTGTTTAGCTAGAGCGTAACCTGCGTCACCTGTGTAGAACTGACGTAGAGAGGCAAGTGCTTGCACATCTACAATATCCTCAATTAGACGAGAGTATTCAAAGTGCTTGTCTATTGATACATTAATATCACCCTCAGTATTGCCTTGGAGTGTTACTGCTGTGTTTTCTGCTTTAGCAGTAGCAGTACCGCGAGTAGGAGCAGGGATATTGATAGTGTCCCCTTTCTTACCTGCCATGCTCATTTTCTTGACTAGGTTAGCCAAGGTTAAGTTAGATTGATAGGCGGCAATAACCTCGTCACTCCAAATCTCTGGGACGAATACTGCCGCTTCCGTTAAGCCTGTTGCCCCACCCATTGCGGGGTAAGTTGATGTAGCCATGATAATATACCTTTTTAAATTAGATTAGTTACGAACCCTCCCTTCTGAATACGCTTGCATGATTTCATCAGACAAAGACAAATATCTATCAGGGTCGGTTTTCATAAGTTTAATAATGTCTGAGCGTCTATAAACTTTCTTAGCTGACTGTTCTCCACTGCCTCTGGCGTTGCCTGTTGAGGCGGCTTTGACAGCCTGTTTACGCTGTTGCTTCTCATTAGCTACGGTCTGACCTAATGCTTGCTGACGTTCCTTCCAGTTAGAGAAAAGTTCATCAGCGGCATCATAGTCATACTGTGTATCTGCCTGTGCAAAAAGCTGTTTACGAATCTTTGAACCCTTAATCCATTCAGCGAACTTAGCGTCTTTCAGAATCTCCTGCATATCAGGGTGTTTATTCTTCAAGGCGGTAGTAGCCGTTGTCTGGCGATATTGGTTACTGATTTGTTCAGCTTCCTTTATCTTCGGGTGATTCTCAATAGCCCTTGCAACTGCCCTTTCGGGTTCTGAGAAAAAGTCTATTTCTTCTTCAGATTCTTGTGTTGGTGTTTCAGTGTTGGAGAGTTGTGTCGTGATGTAGTCATCAACAACCTTTCTAAGTTCACCAACCTCCGAACTCTGTTTACCTAAAAGTTTCTCAGCCTCTTGGTGCATCCTTACTATTTCGGCTGTGGACTTTCCTTGGTACTTATCAGGTACATCAGTTTGTTCTTCAGGTTGTGCTTCTTGTGCTGTAAGCGTGTCCTCAAGTTGAGGGGCTTGTTCTTCTTGGTTGTTGTCTTGTCCGTCTACGTCTGGACGCTCATCTATTAGTGTTGCCATTATTAAACTCCGTGAGTAATCTCATTATGGAGGTGTATTAAGTAAGGGTTCTATGGTCGAGAGTTAGCCTTACGGTTTAAGTTTGAAGCGTGATACCATGCTTCCTTTCATACTTAACTTGTGTCTCTCTTTGCTTCGCCCACTTGCGGGTTGATTTCCAAGAGTCTGTTTTTATTTTAGGACAGCCAATTACTTTTGTAGCTATCTGGTCACAATCTGGACATTCTACTTCCTTTGTGTCCATCTTAACAAGTTTCTCGTTGATGTGCCCATTAGAGCAACTGAATGTGTGCATTATCATTATGCAACTTCCAGTTCTTCTTCTTCTTCTTCTTCAAGCTGTTGTTCTAGTGTATCCGTCTGTGCTTCTAAGTTTAGGAGAGAGGCTATCACTGCAAGTTGTCCCTTACGGAAGTAAAGGTCTTTCTCTGATTCACACGCCTCAATAGAATTTAGAGTGTTTGCACTTTGGGTCATGTCACTGAGCAGGTTATTCCAACCCTGTACTTTAAACATTTCCCTATAGTCACGGTAATACTGTTCTAATTGTTTCTTATCTTCTTGTGTCATACTGTTTCCCCTTTCGGACAGTTTTTAGTTTATTGTGTTTCTAATAATATACAATGTACATTATATAATACATTATACCACATTCTATGTAAAATGTCAAGTATTATTTCTTATTTGACATAGATTTTTTAGTTTTAGTTTCAGTATTAACCCATAGGGGTTATCGGTTGTGGTGAAGGACGCTGTGGTGCTTGTGGTGCTTGTCCACCTTCCTTCACAGCAACCTCTCGTTCTTTGAGAAGTTGCTCAGAGATTTTCAGACGTTTAGAAAACTCTTTATCATCTGCGTCCCCATCCTTGAGGTTGGTAGTTATAGCCCTAATGCGGTCAATCTCTGTTTTCTGAGGTACTGCTTGAGCTTCGTTTTGTAGCTTACCTGCTCTAGCTTGTGACTCCATAGCCTGACCGTTGAGTGCCGCAGATTGTGCCGATTTAAACTCAAGCTCAGATTGTTGTACAGCCTGTTGAGCTTTCTGTGCCTCTGGGTTAGGTTGCATGGACTGTTCCATAGCCGCAACGAGTTCTTCACGGTTACTTACGTTCATGTTGTCAATGATGGACATGATAAGCTGTGGATACATTGGAGTATCTGGAGACATGGTTTGTAGTAACTGGACTAGCTGTGTCACTTCGTACTCACGCGCAACGATGCCCAATGAACTAGAAGTGTGGAATTTATAGTCTCCTACAGGATACAGTTCTGGGTTGAACTGCATATATCTATGTGCCGCTTTGGTTACGAACGGAATCAGGAAGGACTCTTGGAAGTTAATAAGAGTACGCTTATGTCGCTTGATGATAGCACCGAGGCTCATAGAGATACCTGCGGCAGTCTGTTCGCCATTAATAGAACCTGCAATACCTGCGGAGTCTATAGCACCTGTAGATGTCTGTACCATCTTCTGTAGTTCTGCCGCCTGTGCAAAGCTAAGTTGGCTGACATTCCCGAAAGTAAATGGCTGTATAACTTCAGAGGGATTGCCGTTGGTCAATACTACCTTACCTGCACGAACTTCTGGTTTAGAACCTCTAGGCATACGAGTTGCATCCATTGCAAGCATGGGGTGTATCGTCAGGGCAAGAGCGTCTATTCTGGCTCGTATTTCAGCGTCTAACGCCTTTTGTGAGTTGTACCCTTTCTCACATACTCCTCGACCCCAGAAACGGCTAGGAACGACATCCCAAGGGAATGCGATGACAGGTCTATCACCCATCATGTAGGGGTTAGCTTCTGCCTTTAGTAGTATCCCCTCATTAGCAAGAACAACAATAGCTTCTACATAGTAGGAGTCATCGTCACCTGTGAATAAAGTTTCTTCGTTTTCTTCCCCTTCCTCTGCGTCCTTATCCTTCTGGGCTTCCGTAAGAAGGTGTCGTGGGACTAGACCATAGTATTTAGTGAGGCGTACTTTATCATCATCATACACAGTAAGGTCTTTGTCGGGTTCGATGTTATAGTCTGTCGCACCCATGCTGATAGGTTCGTTACGGTATATACCTTCTTCCTGTAATAACTCAACGGAATGTCCCGATACAAACTCGTCAATAGCACAACCCATTGCTTCCTCTACGGAGGTAGCTAAAGGGTCGATTAGGAAGTTCTGAGGCATTACAGGCTTTAACTTAACGCAGGTTCTTTCTGTAATGTTGACACCAACCGCAGTTAGTTCACCGCCCATGACAGGCTCAGTAGCGGGGGCAACCTCTCTTTTACTTTCCAGTACAACCTCGGCAACACCTGTACCAAAGATAGCGGAATTAAGTAGACACTCTGCAACACTCTTGCGTATTTTGTTCTTTTTAAAGTCTTTGCTTAAGGTTTCGCGCAGTAATGCTATATCTTGTTTCTCTTGGTCTGACACATCATCCTCGATGTCGAACCACTTGCCACGCCCAAAGGTAGCTTCCTCTAGCTCTGCTACGGATGACTCCACCGCTTGCTGTAGTGCGGGGCTGATAATGCGTGAGCGTTCTGATTCCCTAGTCTTATCCTCTGCCGCCCACTGTCCCCGCCAAAGGCGATAGAACTCATCGAACTTCTGTGCGTAGTTGGTTTGGAAGTGGTCACGCCATGAGTCACATTTATTGATAACCCATCCTTCAAGCGTTTGTCCTTCCGTTAGCCCATCTAAATTTTCTTCTAACATATTAGTACCCTGCGTAAGCATCTAAGAGTTGATGTTCTTCTTCATGGTACTCGCCTATATAAGCTACGTTAGCTAACTGGTCTATATAAGCAAGCGAATCAATTAAATCATCGTGTACCATCGTGTTAGGGAATTGGAATAGTTCATCTAGGAACTCTGTGTTCCAATCTCCTTTATTAAGTGTTATTGCCCCATGTTCAAACCTACCTTGTAAAGCCCACACGACCCTATCTACTTTTTTCTTATTGCCATGTGTAAGTTCATCTACTCTAAAGAAGCGGTTATTCTTCTTCATTTCGTTACTGAGGTAGGGAAGTACAGCGTTCTTTAAAGCCCCTTTTTCAATGCCAACCGCCACTGGCTTATAGTGCGCGACAGCTTCAAAAATTTTCCTTGCAGTGGCTTCAACACCCCATCTGCCATGTATAATCTTAGCGACCCACCAACCATCTTCATTCGCTTTGACCACTGAGATAGCAGTCTGGTCAAGCCTACTCGACTTAGTTGTATCTTTAGCCACATCAGCGAACCCTGCCAAATCGACTGCAATGTAATAGTCGCCCACTTCGGGTTCTTCTTCAGAAAATTTGATATGCTCTTCTTTAAATAGTTCACTGCCTTGTGCCTCGAATGATGCCATGAACTCCTGTCGGAAAGAGAATGCAGACATGGACTTCTTTGCCGCTTCTATTTCTTCTGGGTCTAGCAATGGATTGTCGTAGCTTGTGAAGTGATACCCAGAGAATGTCTCGTCATCAGATACACAAGCGTATGTATATAAATCGTAGAAGTGGTTACGTCCCATTGGCGTACCAATGAACAGTGCATCACCCTTTTGGTCAGCCAGTGCAGGTCGTAGTATCTGTTCCCAGACCTCTGGCTTCATGTCAGCGTACTCATCCATGACCAAGAACCTGAGACTGACACCCCTCATTGTTTCTGGTCTGTCTGCGCCCTTCAAGGCTATGGTTGTGCCGTTGACAAGTTTTATCTGTAGGTTATTAACGTGGCTAGAGGCTATGACACCATGCCCCAGTTCCAGTAGGACTTGCCACATAATATCCCTTGCCTGTCCTTGCGTGGGGGCTACATAGAACACATGACCTCGTTCAGCCTGTAGTCCTCGTATAAGGAGCATCCAAGCGGCTAACCGTGACTTGCCTGTACGCCTACCTGCGGCTATGACCTTAAAGCGTGTTTCATCTTCAAAGACTTCCTGTTGCCAAGGTAGTAACGAGACATTTAACTCTGTCACTTATACACCCACATTACATAAGGGGTTGTATCGTCACCACTGCGGATGTCAACATGGACAAAACCATTAGCAACTCCAATTCCTGTGAAGTTAAGTTTAATCGCCTCTTCAACAATCTTAAAGCGTTGAGTGCCGTCTGTGACTTTAATGTCTGCCGCAATACCTTGTACATGAGTTCCTGTAGTAGTTTTGTTTACTTCAACTGGGTGAGACTTAGCTCTATACCCACTATAGATAACAAAGGGGAAACCACAGGCTTCGCGTAACGCATCTAGCCTTTCAATGAACTCTTCTTTTATTTCGTTCTCACCTGTATAGGAACAAGTGAACTCATCACGATTAAAATACTTAGCCATCTATGATTTCTCCTTCCAGTGCATCTTCTTGGTTGCCTGACACCACCGTAGTCTCTCCGTTGACACCTGTGATGTTTATCTGGATGGCTGACCTACCTGCGCCCTTAACAACATCCTTCTCGAACACAGCAGTAGGTAGTATTCTATCCATAACTAACTTCCATGCCGCCGCCTGATTCTTGTGTTCATCATTAAGTGCGGCATCGAATATTGATTCTAAAACTTTACGAGACTTGGGGGATGACAACATCCTTCCTTTGTACTCGTTGATAATGGCGGCATCGCCTTTGGGTCTACCTCTCGATAAGCCAGTTTGACCCTTTTTTCGTGACACCATATCGGATTTCTTAGGTCTGCCCCGTTTCCGCTTCGCGGCAACTGGCTCTATAGTTTCTTCCAAGGTATTCTCCTTAAGTTGTCTTAAGGATACTTTAGTATAAAGACATGGATAAAAACTAAAACAACTTCCCTGTCTATACTTAAGTACCCTAAAGGCTAAAGTTATTTAACTAACCTTTATAATACAATTATATTATACCATATTTAGAACCAAAAGTCAAGTCTTTTCTTTAGTTTTTATTAGACCCGCGATTGAGCAAAAAGTTCCCCGCGCCCTTATGTTTTTTTATTATATCCCTGTCCTTTATTATATTTATTTGTCATACACTAGGGGGTCAGTAAACATTAGTATAATCAATGACTTACATAGGTATACACAGGTACTCTTTTTTATTGACTTTTGGCTTTTATTGTATATTGGAGGGTACAGTCACATTATAAAGTTCACCAGAGCCACCCCCGCCCCCAAAGTTATCCACAGGTTATCCACAGGTTATCCACAATTCTATCCACAGGGGCGAGTTATCCACAGGTTATCCACAGGTTTATCCACAGGTTTATCCACAGGTCCGAGTGACTACATCGGGCGCAATAGTCACACACAATACTAGAATAGTGAGTGAGAGTGTGCTTGCGGATACCTATAGCACCACATTGGCAAGCACAAACAAACTACAGTATCCAATTACATTGACGCATGGCGATAGCACTAGGGTATAACTTCAGCGCATATAATCCCACAAGGGCATAGATTCGCGTTTAACGGGTTTTATTCTGTACCTATGCCAGTGTATAGGGTAAGGGCTTAATCGCAGGGATTCGCTCTAGCCCAGTGATGGCGCGGCCTGTAGCGGTG